CATACATAATGGATGGCAATGAAATACTTGATTGTTTATATAGCGATGATGACAAATTGTGTAATGAAACCAACTGTCCGCTTAAAAGCCTAAAGGACATTTGGATGGCTGGATTCCATATCGCTCGAAACTTTGCCGATACTGACTGGGATGATGACAAACTTTTTGAAAAATGGAGTAAAGATAATGAGTAAGATTGATCCCGCAAGCCATGACAACGGACAAGGCTTGGAACCAACTGGCGGAGGATTGGTTTTCGGAGTGGATGAAAATTGCCGACTACAGGAAGCGAGTTACCTTTGCCGAGTTGCAGCGTAACGCGGTCGAGGCTCGCCTATGGGCCGGGGATATGTTTTTCCTTTTGACTGATTCCGGCCAGCTTCAACCCATCGAAGGGCTTCGCGTCAAGACTCCTGCCAAGCTGGCAAATGATCCGCAAGTAGTTGACGGAATTAGACTTACGCCGGAAGGGATTGCCCTCGGGTACTACATCCACGAACGCAAGAACGGCGCACTTGATCCGGACAACTACGCCTATCGCGAAGCCGCCGACGTGGTTCACATCAAGGCGAAATACTGGCGCAGTGATTGCCTTCGCCCGCCCGCCGAGACTCAAGACGTGCTGGCTAAAATCAGCGACCTTGACGACCTGCAAAACGCGATCCTTCGCCGCGCCCGTGCCGAGGCTGGCAACGGCGCAGTGGTCACCACGGCGGAAGGAGCCGGGAAGATTTCCGGCATCGCCTCGCTTGACCGTGGCAACAAGTCAACCGCTGAGCAAATCGGAACTGTTCACGAAAAGATTGGCGGAGCAAAGACATATTACGGGCGACCCGGTGAAGACTTGAAGCACCCCGCCCTTTCCGCCCCCGGCCAAAACTACGTCCCGTACATCATCAATCAGCTACACATCATTGGGGCCGCTCTTCGCGTTCCTGGCGAATTCCTGATGATGCATTTCGACGCCAGCTTCTCCGCGTCTCAAGTAGCGATCATGTCGGCCTACAACACGCTTGACGGGTGGGAGGAATGGCTTCGCCCGTACATGCAGCGGATTTGGAATTGGCGAATCGCGAAGGCCATCAAGGACGGCGAACTCCCGCCCGCCCCGGTTGACTATCGCGGGTACTCGACATGGTACAAAGTCCGGTGGATTGGGCCGCGCCGCAACTGGATTGACCCAGTAAAGCAGGCCAACGCCGACCGCACGAACTACAACATGGGCGTCGAGTCCCTGTCTGAGATTGCCCGCCGCAATACCGGCATGGACCTGCAAGACCTTTTTGCGGACAAGGAGCAGAACATCGTCATGGCGATTGAAACCGTCAAGCGCATCAAGGCCGTGACCGGGATCGAACTCAAGTGGAGCGAATTCTTGAACGTGGCCAGCTCCATTTCTGCCGACGCCACCCCACAGCCGGACCCCAAACCGGAGCCCGCCAATGCTGGAACCTAAAGACTTTGCGCACATCCCGCGCCAATCAGGAAGCCAAACCGTGAAGAACAAGCCCCGCCAGTTCATGCGCCTTGCCGCTCGCCTGTACGGCCAGCCGCACTTGATTACCGGGCCAGCGTTTGAGCAGGTACACCTTGCCTTCCAACGCATCCTTGCGGGGGATCCCATGCCCGCCGCGTTCCTTGGCATGGACGTAGAGGAGCCCGAGGACTTGGCGTATGAGATCCGCGACGGCGTGGCCGTGGTCCCTCTCAAGGGAACCATGTCCCGCGAGCTTTCCGCGATGGAAAAGGTTTGTGGTGCGGTGGACGTGGAAGAGGTTGCCGCGCTTCTTCGCAAGGCTGACCAAGACGCGTCCGCTCAGGCCATCGTGCTTTCCGTTGACTCGCCCGGTGGAAGCGTCAACGGAACCGAGGAACTGGCCGCGACGATTGCCAGCCTTTCCAAGCCGGTCATTGCCCACACCGCAGGGACAGCCGCGTCTGGCGCCTATTGGGCATTCTCTCAAGCGGACGCCCGGTACATCTCCGAATCCGCCCAGGCCGGGAGCGTCGGCGTCTATTCCGCGATGTTGGACGAATCCGCCTGGTACGCCGCGAATGGACTCCGCCGCGAAGTCATCAAGTCCGAGGGCTCCCCCCTCAAGGCCGCAGGCTTTCCCGGCACAAGCCTAAGCGAAGACCAGCGCAAGCAGATGCAAGCCACGGTTGACGGGCTGTACGATCGATTCGCCGGAGCCGTGAAAGCCGCAATGCCGAGCGTGCAGCCGGAAGCCTTGACAGGCGGAATGTACTTTGGATCCAAAGCCGTTTCGATGGGCTTGGCCGACTCCGTGGCCAGCCTAGACGACGCAATCCGCGATGCAAAAGCACTCGCCGGAATGCGCAAAAAGTCCTGATTTGCAACCCGTGAAAGGATGAAACTATGAGCAAGACCATTGTCGAACAACTCACCGAGGCGCAGGCCGCGATCACCGCGCTGACTGCCGAGCGTGACAACTTCAAGGCCAGCCTTGACAAGCTGACCGGCGAAAAGGCCACCGCTGACAAGCTGGCCCATGACGCCGCGAAGGCGTTGGAAGATGCGACCGCCAAGGCCAAGGCTGATACGGACGCACTGACCGCCAAGGCCACCGCCTCCGAAACCGCCAAGGCGGAAGCCGAAAAGGCCAAGGCCGAATCAGACGCCGCGCTGGCCAAGCTGAAAGCGCACGTTGCCAGCAATCCAGCTTTTGCCGACGCCGCTGCGACTGGCGCGAAGCCGGTGGCGGATTCTGGTTCTCCAACCAAGACCATGCCGCACGCGGAATATTCAAAGCTCAAGCCAAATGAAAAGGCCGAGTTCACCCGCAGCGGTGGCCGTCTTTCGTAACCCAATCACCCGAAGGAAACCCAAATGCCCAATACTTACACCGATCTTGTCAACGACTCCATCGAGGCGTTGCGCGTAGTCTCCCAGGAAAATGCCGGGTTCGTTACGTCCGTTGCTCGCAGCGCGACCGCCGACCGACTTCCCAAGGGAGCCACGTTCCGAGTTCCTTACGCCCCCGCCGCCGCCGCGCAAGACCGCGTTGTTGGCATGGCGTTCCCTGCCGCCGCGTATCAGGATATTGCAAACGTCGAAATGACAATCACCAATGACCGGGAAGTGCCCTTCTCCTGGACTGGTGACGACGAAGCCAACCTGAACCAAGGCCCAGGATTCCTCACCATCCGGCAAAACCAGATTGCCGAGGCTATCCGTGAGCTTCGCAATGAAATGGCCGCAACCATCGCCACTGTTGCTCGCAAGGGTGCGAGCCGAGCTTATGGCACCGCTGGCACTACGCCATTTGCATCCGACCTGTCTGCCACCGCCCGCGCCAAGCAAATCCTTGACGACAACGGCGCGGCCAAGACTGGACGCCGTGCGATCCTGAGTTCCGACGCCGCCGCGAATATCCTTTCGCTTCCGCAGTTCACCAACGCCAATCAGGCGGGCGACACCAACGCCTTGCGTAATGGTGAGCTTGGCCGACTGCACGGTTTCACGTTTGGCGAAGATGCCAACCTGACCACTGTAACCAAGGGCACGGGTGCGAGCTACCTTGCCGACAACAGCGGCGGCTATGCCGTTGGTGCGACCACCATCCATGTTGACACCGGAACCGGCACCATCCTTGCTGGCGATGTTGTCACCTTTGCGGGCGACACCAACAAGTACGTGGTGAAGACCGGATTTGCTGGCGACGGCGACGGCGATATTGTCTTGCATGCTCCCGGCCTCCGCGCCGCGCTGGCTGACAATGCCGCCATGACCATCGGAAACAACTTCACCCCGAGCATTTGCTTCCCTCAGTCCGCGATCCTGCTCGCGGCTCGACTCCCGCACATGCCCGCCGAAGGTGATTCCGCCAAGATGGCCGAAATTCTGGTTGACCCTGTTACCGGGATCAACATGGAACTTCGGGTGTACCCCGGCAAGGGCATGAACACCTATTGCCTCGCCGCCTGCTGGGCCGCAGTCGTGGTCAAGCCCAACGACGTGGCAATGATCCTGGGCTAATCCATGCAAGTGGATACCGTCCAGATTTGGAAGGACGGAAACCCGGCAATCGTCAACCAAGTTGACCTTGCCGGGTGGCTCGAAAAAGGGTGGAGCGAAAGCCCATCAATTCAAGAGCCGCCCGACGTTCAGGCCGAGGAACAGCAAAAGCCAAAGCCTGGGCGAAAGCCCAAAGCCTAACCAACCGGGCGAGGAGTCAAATCCCGCCCGGTTTTTTCTGAGGTAACATGTCCGCAATCTCCATCACCGCCGCAATCACTGATTCAACAATCGGCCTAGTCCGCCGCGTTGACAATCACGCCGTAACCACGTCGGGCGGGAACATCGACAATCGGATTGTCTCAATCGGCACCACGGAAGAAGAGCACGTCTTCTCAACTGACATCGGCAACGCTGGCCAGTTGTACATGCGCAACCTCGACAACACCAACTACGTGGAGTGGGGTCCTACTACCGGCGCATATCCATTCCGCTTGAGCAAGGGCACCGCCGCCCAGGGTGGAGGCCCGCCGACTGTGCTTGAGCTTGCACCCGGCGCAACGTCCATCTTTCTGAAGGCCAACACCGCCGCCTGCCGAGTCGAAATCTACGCCCACGAGGCTTGATCTATGAGCCTATCCGCCATGATGCTTTCCGACTTCCGCTCTGTCCGTCTTGACGACCCGCAAAACGTCACGATTGGTAGCGTCACGAAGTCGGCCATCGTCGGCGATTTGACCAAGGGCAAGGAAGACTTGCAGGCCGGGGGCTACCTGCCAGCAAACATGGTGCAGGTTGAACTACTGCGCAGCGATTGGGCGACGGCTCCCGCGCTTGGCGATACAATCACGATGGCCAAGTTTAGCGGCATGACGTTCAAGGTGACCGGGATCACTGACGCGCCGCTTGGAACCTATTGGCTCTTGACTTGCGAGGCGAAGCACAAGGGATGAACAGCGGAATTGCCATTGAC